GTCGTTATTCCTATCACAAATCAAATCAAAAACCAAGGGGCACTGGTAATTTGAAGCAAGTATTTAGCTCATGCTCCCTCAGTTCCCGAGTTGGACTATAATAACAATAAAAACGCTTGATCATTTCTTCAGGTTGTTACTTTTTCGACCCAACCTTGTTCATATCTTCTTAATCCTATTATGCCAGTTTCCAGTTTTCATTTCGTCGTTTCCCATTTCTCAGATATCGTTTAGTCCAGTTCCTGTTTTGCCTGCTTGCCAATCGTGTTGAAGAGGCGATCATGGGCTCTCTCATCGTAGAACCTATAACTGCCCTCACACTGCTTGCAAGTCTTTTTGTCACATCCGGTATAATATGTCCCTTTTTCATTCTTCCACTTGTCCCAGTTCTTCCTTATATCAGCTGCTTTCAGTCTAATGCCTTGCACATCCGTCGTTAACAATACTTCCATGGGAGTTAAGTCTTCTGACGTCATCCATTTCCTGAATTGCTTGTCAGTCAACATCAATCCCCACTCATTCGTTTCTCCGTTTGACCATGCTCTACCTGTCAGCAATATGCTAGCATCAGCCTGCGCACTAGTTATTAAAGGCGTTTCATGTTCCTTGCCCGTCTTTACGTAATAGTACCTACCTCGTTTCGATCTACCCACTCTTCCCCTGCGTTGGGTTCGAGCGGCCGTATCTATTCCGACATCAGCACCATGTATTATATTTCCTTGTTCCACATATTTGAACTTCTTACCAGTATCTACTACCACGTCCAAATCTGGTACGTTTATTCCACATTCAGCAATATCAGTGGTAAGGATGAGCCGATTGTCCGTATCTGCTACTGAAGCTATACCAGCTTCAAAAGTGTCTCTACTTAGCAGAATCGGGGCGTAATCTTTGCACTCCTTTACGATTTCCTGTGCTATCTTTCCTTTCACGGAAGGTACAAACACCATTACTCGCTTTCCTTGCTCTAATTCATCCTTAATCGTTCCATTCAATTCTCTGTCTTTTATTTCCTTTTCCAGTATATCAAAATTGCTTCCATCATTGGTCACTCCGTCAAGTGTAGCAGACAATTCCACCACCCTCATGCCGCTTCCAATTTGCGCTTTGGCAAATTGTCTAAGCATTATGGTGGCTGCATCATCCACATGGGCCTCATCAATCATTAACATGGCCACACCTTTGGCTGCTCGATCACCAAGGGCTAACATGCTCAATGCTGTGCGGTGAGCACATATTTGCACGCTAGCAAAATGGTTTCTTTTTCCGTCACTACCTTTGATGTTTAATCCCACTTGAAATTCCTTTCGCAGAGCTTCGTACATTTCCTTACAAACCACCCTGGTTGGTCCCGTTATCATAATTTTCCTTCCTTTTAACATTGGTAAATGTTCACGAACCAACTGGGGAATTATTTTCCTCGTTTTTCCTGATCCTGGATGAGTCACTATCTTGATGTAATCTTTGTCCTCTTCTTCTTTCACTAGTTCCACATTTGCAAACTCCGTTACCAAAGCATTTTCATCCTTGACGTATCTACCAGCCAAAGCGACAAGGGTTAAACTGTCATTTTCCCCTATCGCATAAACTGGTGATCCACTCTCCCCGGGGCGAGTAACACCTGGCCATGCCAAGGTGCCAGAATTCCCACTCCAGGTTGGCTTTACCTTGTAACTAGTTCTTGAATCCATAGTTTCACAGTTGACATAAATCTCATCATGATTAGTGGGGTCTCCGAATTTAGGTGGTCCCCCAAACGTCACGAGATCTCTATCTATATCAACCATGTATGGGTAGAATCTACCCTTTCCATGATTCAATGGTTTACCGTTAATTACATGATAAGGTACATGTAGTACTCCTTCATGTGACACCCCTATTCCATGACTATACTCAAATCCCATTAAATAATTGGATATCCTATAAATCCCTGCTTTAAATGTTACACCGCGTTGCCTCTCATCACACGATGTGGTCGATGTGGCTGCCTCCATTTGCATAACCATGATTCCCACCATAGCCATGACAATGCCTAGTGCTCCTAAAGTGAAGCAGCAGATCATGAGACATACTACCATGATAGACAATCTTGCCCCTTCGGTGTATTTTCTATATTTGATGTACACATCAGTTGATGACAAAGCTGGTTTAGCCGAATAATCCAATGGAGTTGTTGAAACACCTGGTTCCCTGATAAACTTAGCAGTGGCATCAAATCCCCAACGTAACTCGCGGACTATGTCTTCATAATATGTCCACAGAGGTGAGTCACTGCTAAAAATACCAGGTATTTCAGCGTTTGCTCCCGTTAAGGGTGTTCCTGTTGGTATGTTTAGGTCCGTTGTCATAATACTTAGGTTGTGTAGCCACTCTCCAAGCTTTGCATACCGGTCATCCAACAATTCCTGGTCCCACAACCACAGTAGAGGCAAAATTGCCACTAAAAGGATGGGGAAACCAAGAATGCTGGTGAACAATCCAGAAAAGAACCACAACGTGGTGGTTTCTTTTTTATTGAAGCTGCACATGACCTGGTCATAATACCAAGTGAGCACAACACCAACAATCCATAGATTGTACGCCTGTATCACGCTAGTGATTGTAGCTAACCCTGCTATTGCCATAAAATGTGGTATGGGCAAAGAGACCATGGAAGGTCTCAAAGCTCTCCACTCCTTCATGAGTAATTAGCTGTTCTGTTCTGTTTTGATCAAATTGTTTAATTGTTTTTATTATTTGATTTGTTGTTTGAAGTCACTCAATTGCACTAAATAATTCTACTAATAATCGTAGTCAGTAGATAAATGCAACAAGCAAC